TCGAAGAAGCGTTGACCCTAGCCAATGCTGGATTTACTGAAAAACCGAAGCAAACACCATAAGGGAGATGCATGAAGCGTTTTATCGCAGCACTCGCAGTGATGGTCGGATTTGGCTTGGCGGCTCCTGTCGTCAGTCAAGCGGCCGTCCCGATGGGTAACTGCTGGCTCCACGTCGCGAACCTCGATGTGACCGGCAGCGGCAGCACCAACTACGCACAGGGCGGCGGTTGGGTCGATCAATGCAATATCAATAACTACTACGAGGCGTACCAGACGGTCTGCATTCAGGTTCAGACACCGAGCGGCAGTTTCGTTGACATCAATTCACCCCACAACACCTGCAACGCAACCGGATGGCGTCTAGCGCCGACGTATGAGTATTTCACGGCCTGCGACGGTTGCGGTGTCGGGAGTCACGGCTACTTCCTGCTGACATCCGGGCACGTCTACCGCACGGCCAATCACGCATCGCTGCGTGCTCCCAACGGGAGCCAGTGGTGGAACAGCTATTATCAGTCGCCTGCCTATCGGGCACCGTAAGCACTAAGGAATCGCGTCTGAGCGGATTCAAGCCCGCTCAGGCGTGGTTTCGGAAAGGAGCGGCAACTAGATGAGCGCCACCCGTCCAAGACCGCCGACAACGCCCAGGCCAGCGCCAGGGATGGGCAAGGGTGGTGCAAAGCTGCCCCGCCACGTCTCGCAGGAGGGCCGTGAGCGACTTTCGCAGCTTGCCAAGCAGCGACACGCCGAAGAGGGCGGCTTCAAATCCAAGGACGGCAAAATCGGCAAGAAGCGCAAGCCGTCGAAAAAGCGGATCGCCAAGCAAGTTGCAGAGGCGGCGCTCGAAAAAAAGAACGCTGCGATGATTCTCGATGTCTTCAAGGATGGAGTTCATTCGAGCCAACCGATTCATATTCGACTGAAGGCAGCCGAGGCATGGTTGAAAGTCGAAGGTGGAGAGGCACAACTTGCGCTCAGAGAGGCCGATTCGGATGGACTGAAGAAGGGTCGCGAGGAATTGCTGTCGATCCTTTCTGAAAAGCTCACATCGGGTCACTCTGCCAACATGCTACGTCGCTCACTCGAAGAAGGCGTTATCGAGGGGGTGGGTCATGTCATCGAAGGCGAAGAAGATTCGGAAGATGTCGAAGGATGATGAAGTCGGAATGCGTAGATTTCGGCGTCGTCATGTAATTCGATATTTGAACTTTTATGGTCCTGTAAGTGTTTCTCAATTGCGTAAAGCGATCCCTGGAAATCGTGGTGGTGATCCGGTTGTGGTTGCTCGCAATCTGATTGCAAATAAGAAACTCGATTCAGAATTGTTGATCGAAGAGTAATGAGCATTACCCTCACCGGAAATCCCTTCATCGATAAGGCTCGACTGGCCGACGCTGAGCTTGAGAAGCTTCAGAAGGGATTCGAAGACGAGCCGCTCCCTGATACACCGGAGGGGATGCTGAAGCTGCTTGATCGTCTTTCTGACGATGAGCTTGAGGAAATGCTGCTCGCTCAGGAGGAATTGGAACAGCGGCTAACTGAATTCGGTCCTACCGACGATGACGAGCTTCATTCATGGATCGTGGCTGAACTTGGAATCAATATTCCGAGAACATCCGTTTGCGAAGGCCACGATCCACCATTCCACTTCATCGCTGATCTGTTTTTCGAGCGGGTCAATGCTGTTCTGGCGATGGGCAATCGTGGTGGCGGCAAGACGATGCTTGTCGCAATTCTGCATTGGTGTAATTCGCTATTCAAGGCTGGATGCGAAAGTTGCACCTTTGGAGCTACTGAAGCTCAGTCGCTACGTTGCTACGCATATATCAAGGGCTGGATTTACAAAGATGGCGAGAAGCGTGATGAAGTCGTTTCGTCGCTCATGCGAGAGACTGTCTTCACAAACCTTTCGAAATTGGAGGTTCTTCCGGGGACTCCTGATGCGGTAAATGGTCCCCATCCCCAGAAGGCTCACGCAGACGAAATTGAGCTTATGCGTGAAGACACCTGGAAGGAATCCAGAAACATGACAATGAGCAAGCGGCTACCGGATGGCCGCTTTATCAAGCCCCAGGACATTTGCACGTCAACGCGGAAGGGTCCGAATGGGCGGATGCAGAAGCTCATTGATGAAATCAAGGCGGCTGTGAATGCAGGATTCAAACCACCTAGAAAACTTTATCAATGGTGTATCAAAGAGACGGCTTGTCAGGTTACTAATTGCCAGATGGCCTGTCCGGAATTGCCTGATGGCGATAAATGCGAATGTCACCTTGTCCGAAAGGGAGACTGGCCGGATGGCTCACCTAGATTACTTCGGGACATCTGCGCGGGGGACTTCCACAGGTCGCGCGGTTGGCAGCCGTTCGAAGATGTAATCAAGCAGTTCACTGAGAACGACCAAGAGACCTTTGAGGTTCAGCAGCTATGTCTCAAGCCTGAACTTCGCTTCCATTATTTGCCTAAGTTCGATGAGACAAAGCACTGTTTCAGAAATTACGATGGAGATCCAGAAAACGGGCCAATTTTCACATCAGTCGATTGGGGTGGCACAAACCCTCACGCAGTCAATTGGTATCAGTACCTCCAATTTGAAATCGAAGTCGAGATGTTCGTTCAGCCGCTTCAGGATAAGACGATCACTGTTCGGATTCCAAAGGGATCGATCATCTGTTTTGATGAGATCTACAAGGCTGAAATTGGAAATGATCGTCTTGGTCAGCTAGTCAAGCTCAAGGAATCTGGCTATCGGCGGAAGTGGGGTCCGAGATGGATTACCAAGGAACGCTTCGCTGACCCGCAGGGCAAAGCAGCAAAGCTGGACTGGAAAGCCATTGGAATGAAAACCTCATGGCACATCACGAGGGAATTCGAAGAGCATCTCAAGGTCATCAACGATCTGTTTGATGACAATATTTTCTTCGTGGCTGGTGACAAGTGCCCGATGTGGGTTCGCGAGGCGCACGAATGGCGTAGACATCCTAATACTGGACAACAGCTAGATACATTCAACCACTGTATGTCTAATTTTAGATATGCTGTAGCTAATATTCGGAAGCTCCATCGCCGCGTAGCCGCACAGCCAGCCGAATTGCCAGCGGGCGAGATCATCAAGCGAGCATCAGAGGTAACGATCTCGATTCGCCGAGAAGCGTCTGGACCGCTAGGATTCGGCGGCACTACTGGCGAGGATGAATTCGCGCGATGGCGCGGCAGCCTCGGTCAACCTGTCAAGCCTATGGCGTTTGGAAACTGAAATGGCTACTACCACTGTCACACGCTCCAACAACACCAACGGCTCCGGGCCTGCCCAGGATGTAACGCCTGAAGAAGCCGCTGCAATTAGAAGTTCGATTGCTGGGCCTGAACAGGCACCTTCTCAGCGCCAGCAAGCGGGGAATATCGACTGGCGCAAGATCATGGATCAGCTTGGCGATCCGTATTCCGTCGAGCGAATTCCACTTTCAAAATTGAGGATGATGCGTAGAGACCCAACGATCGGATTTGGTCTCTCGTTCATCAAGACACCGCATATTCGTGCTCGTTGGTATATCGATGCCAAGGATGAGAATGGGCCGAATGCACAAGTCGCCTCTCATCTCGATCATGACTTGCGGCGCATCATGCCAAGTCTCGTTCTTCAGTGGTGCAACAGTCTCGATTTCGGATTCCAGGCAATTGCCAAGCGATTTGAATTCGCCATTCCCGCTGGGACGTACGTTGCACAGCAGCCCGATGGGACGATGCAGGAAGTTCCGATTTGGAGTAACGGAGGAATTCAGCCGGTCCGCTGGAAGCCGTTCGTTCCTCTGCCACCTGAAGTTGTGGATGCGAATTGGAGTGACGCTGACGGTTCCTTCAATGGGATCAATTACGACGCTTCTGCATCTGGTGGAAATGCTCCTTCAGGCACGGGAGCTACTCCGGGCAAAGAAGAAAACAAGTTCGATATTGATCTGTATCACTCACTTTGGGTGACGAACGAGCGTGATCAGAATTTCGGATCGATCTTCGGATATCCACGTCTGGGTTACGCCTACAAACCCTGGTGGTCGTATTGGTTCCGGTGGTCGATCGCTGATCGCGCTTTCGAGAAGAAGGCCGATCCTTCAATTCTGATCTACCACCCTGAAGGAAAATTCATTGATCCGGCATCCGGTCAGGAGATCGCGTATTCAGATTACGCACTTCAGATGGGTAATCGGATGCGTTCCGGAGGAATCATCACTCTTCCCTCGTCGCCGTACGAGGGTGTAAATGGTCCGACCAATGTTCGCGAGTGGGAGATCGATTTCACATCTGGTGGTATCGATTTTGATCCATTCGATAAGAGCTTCGATTATCTTGATATCGCCAAAATCCGGTCACTGTGGATTCCTGAACAGTCTCTAGTCGAGGGCAAGGGCGGAACGTCAAGCCGTAATGTGGCCGCCCAACTCGATTCGAGCTTCACTGAGTCGCAGGCGGTTCTCTCTGTTCAGATTCAGGAGACGATCAATCGCTGGGTTATCCCTCAGTGGATTGCTGTCAATTATCCCGAATTCCTACAGGCGAATGGCACGGCGCAAGTTGTCATTCAAGGTTTCGCCGATGAAGATGTTGCCTTCACACAGCAAATCCTTCAGTTGATCGGTCAGCAGGCAACTGGCGTAAACAAGATTCTGACAATTGTCGATCTTCAGAAAATCATCAATGATGCAGGAGTCCCGGTTCTTGACATCCAATCGCAGCAGACCGCGCAGCAGCAACTCATCGAGCAACTCCAAGCGACGGGCGGCACTGCGCCAAATCCTGTCGCCCCAAAGGCGGGAGCAGGCGGAACAGTCGGAGTTGTACCGGCGGGGACTGTTCCAACCGACCCAAGCTCGGGGAATGGCGGCACAGATGTCGGCGGCACCGGAAAATCGTCGGCAACAGGGTTCTCCTATCAGTACATCCAGCCGCGCGAAGTCATTTACCTTTCAACGGGCGAGACGACGCCGAAAGTCAAAGTCCGAAAAGTAGATGATGTGGGTGACAAGCTTCTCGCTAGATACGATCCGGATGAAAATACAGTCTATCTAGCCGATGGCATTTCTGAAGAGGATCAGGCAAAATATCTGACAGCGATTGGAGAAGCTCTTGTCGCTGCTTGACACAGACGAGCGTGGAATTCCGGTTCTTCTAGCTGATCCAACGCCTCCGCCAAGGCATGATCTGCCGGAAATTGTTACTCCGGATGGCACATCTGGACCCGCCGAATGGGGTCGTTATCACGATGCCGTTCGAGAAGCGTCGAGATCATATGACAATCCAGATCACGCAGAAATTCAGCAATTCCTGAGAGCCCGCGCAAGAAATCCTGAGAAAGTTGATGTCCCGGCTTTTCATGAAGCTGTGCGTCGGCATCGTATGGCGGATTTGGTTGACATCGCTGATCATCACCTGAGACGTGGTGGTTCTCTGCCTCGTGGTTCTCGCATGGTGCGTATTCAAGCGCCGAAGAACTATTTACGAAAGGCCCTCCGCTCATCGTCAGCGGAGGATCTTGCTCATCTCCGACATCGGTTGACTTCGATCGGCCACGATCACGAGCACGTTTCTAATTTCCTGGCCTCACGGGCTACGCCTGATATGTGGGATCAGGCTTCTTCGATTCAGGTGAACCTCTCTGATGGCGAATTCGAAGGGCTAACCTTCGATTCAGTCAATTTCCCCGATCCCGAATGGGATGATGATGGTCGGTCTGATTTCGCTGAAGCAATCGGCGAGGCTTTTCAGAATCTTCCTGCCCCCGTCATCAACGTTTACATCAACACAACGGAGGAAAATCAGAAATGAGCACTGCCACAATTCCCG